GTGGTTTACTAAAGCGGTAGACTACATCAAGAAAAGCAAGGACAAAAACCAAGCGTTTGAAATGGTCCTTAGCAAGTACAAAGACAGCGCCAGCGAAAAGCAGATTGAAGCACTCAAAAAGTTTGTACGATAATGGAGTTCGCCACCTTACTACAAGAAAAGGTAGGCAAAGGATACTTGTCTTACAGCAGTATAAAGCATGCCCTTAGCGACATAAGGCTATGGGAAATGTATATGGCTGGGCAACTGAAGAGAGAGTCGCAGGCTCTAAGCTTTGGGAGCGTGTACGACACACTATTATTTGAACCCGCCGAATATACTAACCGCTTCTTTACCTTTGACGACAAAGAGATTTGTGATGAAATCGGAGGCAAGAACCCACGGGCCACAAAGAAATACAAAGAGTGGCGCGACGATCTGATAAGCCAAGCAGAGAAAGAAGATAAGCGGATAGTTTCTGAAGATGATTACATCATGGCAATCGACATGATATCTAGGCTCGATGATTGTGGTCTGCTTGACAGCCACCTCAGCGGGGAAGTGCAGCTAGAGTTTAACAGCTGGATTGAAGATGTTCCGGTCCGTGGTTTTTTGGACTGCAAGATTCCCAACGTAATCATTGATAGCAAGAGCACCCGTAGTATCGGAGGCTTTAAGCGTGATGTGTTTTCTTTTGGATACGACATACAAGCATACATCTACACTTCGGTATTTCCGGACAATGAGTTTGCTTGGGTTGCACAAGAGAAAGCATACCCGTATCTTCCTGCACTAATTCATGCCAGCGAGGATACACTTCGTAGTGGAGAGTTTAAGTTTTGGAAAGCGGTTGACACTATCAAGAACCACTTTGCAATTGACCGACCCGCCACTACCTTTTATAAAGAATTCTATGTTTAATTTAATATCTATATCATGAACCAAAACGAGAATGTTTTAGCAGGTTACTTCAACGAGATGAAAGTTTGGAGTGACACGGACAGCAAGTTTGTCCCATTTACCACCGGAGTTAGTGGAGAATTTAGCTTCACCTTAGAGGAGCTTGAGGATGTGAAGAAGTTCGCAACCCATAACGCAAAGACACCACGAGTTTACTTTGAGCTCAAGATGTCTCGCAAGACCGGGCGTCCTTACGCTATCGTAAAAGACCCGAGCACCTGGGGGAAAAAGCAAGACAATAAATCAGCACAAACTGCTGAGGCGTCTGATGATCTCCCGTTCTAAGATAGAAGATACCTTGTACCTTTTGTTATGTTTTGCGTGGGGGATGGAGAGAGTCAGCTCTGTCCCCCCAATATACAGCGCCAAAAGGGCAGGCAAGGAAGTGTCGTTTACCATAGACATCATAGAGCATGACGACAAAACAATAACGCTCAGTAAAAAAGGAGAATCTGATTACCGGGTAATCATAATACCTAACAAAGTTGGAGACAACCTAATCTTGCTAGAAACCAAAGATGTTAGGGGCAGAGATGCCATGACCTTTCAAGAGCTTGCACCACTGATTAAGTACAAAGAAAGAATCGAATTTAAAGATGGAGTATAATTTAGAAGACACCCCCGAATACTACATAGGAGAGCATAAGGGTATTGAGGCTATGGATGTGGTCTTAGATTTTCAGAGGAATAATTATAATATAGGGACAGCACTTACCTACTTGATGAGGGCTGGGAACAAGCCCGATAACCCAATGAAACAAGACATCATAAAAGCAATAGTACACCTAAAAAAAGAACTCGACCTTATCGACTATGAAAGTAACAATATATCAATCAATAACAGACACCAAGAATCCATTTCATATCCCTATTGGTACAGCACTCGAACGGATAAAGCACGGGAAGAGCAAGGACATAATAGAGAAGATAAGAGACACGGGGAATAAAGATTATAAGATATCCCTGCCAGCGGTATTGTTTAGTGGTGTGTTTGAAGAGCGCAAAGACGCGGGCATAAAGCAACACAGCGGGTTCTTGGTCCTAGACATTGACGACCTCAGCGATCCTTCTGAAACAAAAAACACTTTGTCTCTAGACTCATACACTTATGCATGCTGGATATCACCTAGCGGTAAGGGGGTTAAGTCACTAGTAAGAATCAACGACAGCGCCCGTCATCGGGAACACTTCTTTGCCATAGAGAAATACTACCAAAAGAATTACTTGATTGATGTTGACCCCACCGGCAAGAATATATCAAGAGCCTGCTACGAAAGCTATGACCCCGAGCTGTATCTAAACGAAGACAGCGAAATCTTTACCGCTTTTGTTAGTGAAGAGAAAAAAGAAACCAAGCCCAAGCAAGAGGTAGTAAAGCCTCAAGAGTATACTGACTACAACAAGCTGAACATTGCAGCGTCAATGATTCGTAATGCTGCGGACGGCGAGAAGCACCATGCCCTTTACAATGCCTCGAGATTATGTGGTGGGTATATCGCAGGCGGGAGGATGCTTGAGGATGAAGCAATTCGGGTGTTGGAATATGAGATATCTCTAAGGGACATCAAAGATTTCGAGCATGCAAAGAGGACTATAAAAGATGGCATCAACGAGGGCAAGGGCATGCCTATCCACGAGGTGCTTACCTTTGAGAAAACCGAGCAAAGAAAGCAGCGCATAAAGGATGGGGACATGAAGTTCATAGCCCCTACTGACGATGACTTTAAATGGATTGAAGACTTTGCTAACGGCAAGATCGAGCTGGGCCTCACAACGGGGAGCGAAACACTAAACAAATTCTTTAGATACAAGAGGGAGTTTACTATACTCAACGGGCACAGCAACGTAGGTAAGACAACTTTCTGCTTGTTCCTAATGGCTAACGCCAGCATACAGCATGATTGGAGGTGGTGTGTGTACAGCTCAGAGAACACTACAGCCAGCACGAAGATGAGGCTGATGGAGTTTGTTACCGATAGGAAAGTACATCGGATGAACAACAAGGAGCTAGCGAGCGCATACAGCTGGGTGAACAAACACTTCATCTTCTTTAGCAATAGAGACATGTATTCTTTCCACGACATTCTAGCTTTCACTGACAAGGTGCGTGAGAGCCAGCATATAGATGCCCTATTCATCGACCCCTACAACTCACTAAAGATTGAGATGGGTCAGCACTCTAAGATAGGTGTTCATGAGTACCACTACGAAGCGGCATCAGAGCTATTAAATTACAGCGTCAATAATGAACTCGCAATTTGGTTAAACACTCACGCTGTAACTGAGGCGCAACGACGCAAGGACCCGGAAGGATATCCTATCGCGCCTTATGCTGAGGACAGTGAGCACGGTGGCAAGTGGGTCAACCGCTGTTCCTGCTTCCTCACGATACATAGAAAGGTCCAGCACCACGACCCTATAGTACGCAAGACAACAGAGCTGCATGTGCGGAAGGTTAGGATTGTTGAAACCGGAGGTGCACCTACACCTCTTTACGAGCCCATTGAATTTCAAATGAATATCACCAACACCGGATTCTATTGCACGAAGGATAACGGCAAAAAAATATTCAAGCCTATCAGCGAGGAATTCGAAACGTACATTCCTCCAAGTAGCAGTGAAGAAGCATTTGATTTATCAGACATATGAGAAGGAAAAAGAGAACGGGCGCAGTAAAGAATGTCCGCAAGGCAACATATGACGGCATAACATTTCAGTCTAGACTAGAGCTTTATTGTTACAAGAAGTTGAAGTCTGCAAAGATTTCTTTTAAATATGAGGGGCAAACCTTTGAGGTGCTCGAACCTTTTAGACACGAGGGATTCTATGGGAAGAAAGCATCTAGGGGGTTCAGCTTGAAAGAAAACAAACTGATCAGAGCGGTCACTTATACACCAGACTTTGTCTCTCACGATCATGGGTTTGTCATAGAAACTAAGGGGTTCGTGCCATCGAACCACAGCTTTACGCTTAGATTCAAGATGTTTCTTTATTGGCTGAAGAACAATTCCATGGGGGGATATGATGTTTACATACCCCGAAACCAGAAGGAAGTAGACGAGGTTATACAACACATTGTTAATAAGATATCGAGTTAAACAGAGGGATGGTGCGCGGTTTGTTTTAATTTAAGGAAAACGAAACAGCCGTGGATTCGAAAGAACTTTCCAGATTATATTACAACGCTTGTGAAAATGCTCATAGAGAAATCGATGAGCTGTACGAAGCCTGCCATTCGGCTCAAGGGAAACCAAATGTAGATACAGAAAAAATAATACAACTTCTACAGAGAGTAAATCAAAAGGTAAGGATAGAACTTGATTTAATAAAAACGGCTGTCATAGAATATCACGAATGACAGACCACGCCACGCACCGCTGCAGTAAATGCAAGGAAGTTAAACCTAAACATCAATTCCATAAAAGCAACACCCACTCTGCGGGAGTTCAGCGGTATTGCAAGGGGTGTAAGAAAAAGATAGACAGCAAAGGGCACGGGAAGTATAAGGGTAAATACGCCGTGTACTACCTACCAAAACACAACTACATTGGAATGTCAAAGAACTTGACAAAGAGAATGCAGAAGCATAGAAAGCGTGGCAAAAATACCACGGGATTCAGAGTGTTAATCGCAACAAAAAATGCAAAACTTGCACATACAATAGAAAGTCTTTTTCATATTCTAGGTTTTAAAGGTTTTAGATATTAATCATAATCAATGTAAGTAATACTTACTTCTCCCCCTTCTTCAAGCTCCTTAGCAATCGCCGGATAGATTCTCTTATACGCACTAACGCTAGAGCCAATGAATCCATCACTACTACCAAAGTTTGTTTTCTGAGTATCACCAACAAGAAGACACCCAGCAGTGTGCTCATCAGTATTACCAGTGTGAATAAGAATGTACTCAAAGTTAGGTACATCACGAACCCA